TATTCTTGATTAAAGAAAAAAATTTTAAAAAAAAAAAAGTATTCTAACACAAACAATACCTTCAACAAAATATTATTTCCTCCTTTTTTTTAATAAGAACAGCCTATACAAAGACGCTCACGGTCACTATTTGATTAAGGGAAAGAAGTACGAGATGCTTGTTGGATCTCGCGCCCAAGTTTACCACGGAACTGCTTACAAGACAAGTGGTGGTCTTAAGAAGACCGATATTCTTATGAACAAGAATGGCCGTATTGTTTCTAAGGCCAAGCACACCACTGCCAAGAAGGAGCGTCGTCTTGTCAAGGCCGGTTACGGAACCAAGAAGGGAAAGTTCGGATTTGTCCTTCTTGGAAATAAGGGATCCAAGAAGGGATCGAGAAGCCGCAAGCAACGCGGAGGTAAGGGTGCATACGGCAATGCATTCAACCCTGAGATGATTGGACAAGATATGCAACAACAAATGTAAATAATCAATAAATAATTTATACAAATTATAATGGTTGATGAATCCAATTAATAGATAAAAATTTCTCAAACTCAATAAAGTTTGATAAGTTTGAATATAAATATTTTTCAAAAAATTTCTTACTCACTACATATTTTGCATCACTACTCATTTTGTTTTTATTACAAAAGTTATAATAAAAATCATATGCTGAATCAAAAGATATTAATGAGTCTTGTACACTTGTTGTTGTTTCTTGTAATAAATGTTCCTTGAACCCATTCAATGCTTGACCAATATCACCCCATTTATCCCATAACTTACACTGAATGTTCAACACATATTTCTGTTCCGCTATTTCCACATTTGGATAAAAATGCTCAATAATTTTCAATACATTGTGATCACTTATGTTTGAATTATTTCCTTTATTCTTGTAGTTCCATTTTTTGAACAAAGTGCACAATTCATCAATTTCAAATTCATTGTCTTCATTGTATTGAGTCTGTACAAAAATATTTGATTCCCAAAAATCTAAGAAAATATTCACAAGAGGCATATAAATACTTGCAACATTGCAAAAAGAATCGGTTGATTCATCATATATAAATCTTTCTTTCAAAAGCGCCTTCAAATTATTGGAATAAATCATATTTGGTAAAAAAGACTTGGATATAAAAAGTTTCCAAATATAGTGCATATTTTTCCAATTTAGTTTTACACCACTTTCTGCTGGACATATTTGAATAGAATGCTCTACAAACAAATCCAATATTTGTTGTTCCCTATTGTTCTTGAAAAAAAAGGTATAAGACTTGAATTCATCACTTACATTATTTTGAAGGAATGCCTCGGCACTTCCATAACGATTTGAATAATGTGCAGCAACACATAAGAGATCAAGACCTATTTTTTTTACAATATCTATCCAAATATCAGGACTAAGTGTGCTATTTAACTTCAATATACGACAACAATCATACTTATAATTTTCGTGGTACCTTGTTATAAAATTATTGCAAATATTAGTTAATCCAGTTGCCAAATAAGCGATGTTTTCTAGTTCAGTCAAATATTTGCGTGTTTTCGGCTTAATAAAATGCATATTTTCACTGCTTTTTTTCAGAATATTATCGCCTACTATTGTCAAGAAGTATTTGGCTTCGTTTTTACTTTGAAAAATGGCAGGATATAAATGATTTAACACATTTTGAATAGTATCCGTTTCCGGAATAGATTTGAACAAGTTGCGATCCTTTATCTGCTTGATTATATTTACCTTGGTTTTGTATTTCCACTGCATTAACGTCCGATCTTTTGAAATATTAGATAACAAATTATGTTGAATATCGTCTTCTTTAACAATGCTATAATGTTTTCCGTTGTATTGATAGAAACAATTATTTAGAGACAAATAAAAATATTGATTTTTAGATAAGAATATCTGAATGAACTGTTGTTGCTCTTGTGACAAGAAATGTGCGCGTTCAATGCGTTTTTCGTGATTTTTGTCTTCATTTTCAAGTGTAACTGGTAGAATGTTATGTATATGGTATTTGAGTCTGGCTGCCATATAAGGATTATCTTTGTATTTTTCATATAAGTTAGCTATTTTTGATGAATAATCATCCAATAAAGAAGATTCTTCTACTACTTTGAAATCTTCCATTCTATTTTATTTTATTTTAATTTTTAAATAATAATATTTATTAATATATATGTCAACAAGTGCATTTTCTAAAAATACACTAGAGGCTATTTCTTCAGCTTTTAACAGTAATTCAGATTATAATTGTTTTAAGTTTACTAATCCTAATACAGGACAACCAGATATTATTTCATTAACATCTTTTTTAGGAAATCCAAATTATAGTGGTTTGAATGTTGATGAAAAATATTTAGAAACTATTTATAATGGATTAATATATAACATTAATTCATTTATTACTAGCGTTACAAATAATACTATTCAAAATTATAATTTCGGAATAATTCATAATTTTAGAATTGTAATTGCTTTGGCAGACGGAAACATTTTTTTTGATTCTTCAAAAGGTGCAAAAAATACATATAGTAATTTTTTAAATAAAATTATTAATGAAAACCACGGAACGCGTCATTATATTCAAGAAGCTTTCCATTCAAAAAATGGAATATCATATGAAACAAAATGGTCATCTTCAACAAGATCATTAGATACTTATTTTGCAACTAGATGTGGTATGAGTCCACAAGGAATTATAGCTATAATTGCTTTTTCATATAGCAATTCATATTAAGAATCATAATTTTGTATTTATATAAATATAAATATCAAATATAATATATGAGTAATATCTTTTGTCAAGAAGACGAAAATAATGATTACAATTCATTAGATTTTGATTATGATATATTTAACAATACATTAGATAGTTTTAATAGTATAGAAAATACAAATGAATTTTTTAATACAAAAAGAAGTTATAATAATACAGTAAATTTAATACCTCAAATAATTGAAATGCCTTACAATGTACCTTGTTTTTTAAAAGGAACAAAAATTTTAACAATGAATGGAGAAAAAAACATTGAAACTTTGAAAAAAGGAGATAGTTTGATTTGTCACGATGGTAGAATTATTCAATTAAAAAATATATATTTATTTTCTTGTAAAAATAAAAATGAATATACTCTTCCTTACAAAATTCCCAAAAATACAAAAATAAATGATACAATATGTAATAATGATTTATATTTATCGCCATTGCACGAGATTTTAGTAAAAGAAAATTTACTTACTGCTGTAAAAAATTTAAATTTTGAGCAAATTCGTTATGATGAAATAGAAACAATTATTTATTATCATTTAGTATTGCCAAATTATTATACAGATGCTATTTTTGCAAATGGTATAGTTTGTGAAGGTTATATCGGAAGCTTATTAAAAATAAATACAAAATACCACAAAATTTTTCTTAAAAATATTTATAAAAATAATTATCGTAAATTAATCACTAATAATGAATTTAATCAATTATTTAAAAATAGTATTATTCCGAAGTTGTTAGAAGAAAAATTAAAATTCAATTCTAAATTAAAATGTAAAAAAATAAATATGATTTTATAAATAAATTATATATTTTTTGAAAATATATAATTTTTCGTTTTATATAAATAATATAATTTTATAGTATATGTCTAAAAAACCACAAAAATTTTTATTAAGATATTTGCCTAAAAGGTTAACCAAAAAAGACAAAAAAATTCAAAGTCAAATGTTGTTAAAATCAAGGAGACTTTATAAAAAGGGTAGCTATTTTTCACGTAAGCCTTTGAAAAGCTTTAAGTCTCAAAAATCTCAGCATATTAAAGATGCTGAAAAGTTATATCATTTAGACAAAGTCGTTGTTTCTGATGAACTTTCTAGAAAAACAAAATGTAGTAAAAGTGCATTGGCTAAAATAGTGAATAAAGGGGAAGGTGCGTATTTTTCATCTGGATCGCGACCGAATCAAACTGCACAGAGTTGGGGAATTGCACGTTTAGCGAGTTCAATTACTGGTGGTAAAGCAGCAACAATAGATTATTCCATTTTGGAAAAAGGTTGTCAAAAAGGCAGTATTGCATTAAAACTTGCTAAAAAAGCACAACAAAAATATGGGAAAAATAAAACAAGAAAAATGCCTAAAGCAAATTTATAAAATCTAGTGTTTTATTATAAATGTCTGTTAAAAAATTAAGTAGCGGAGAAGAATGGCATAAACGACAACTAGAATATCAAGATTTACGTAGAGACCCTAAGAAGATCCAAAAATTTTTAGAGAAATATTCAACAAGAGGTCCAGGAGGATATATTCCTAGATTAGAAAGTGAAATTGAAATAGGAGAACGTAAATTTTTAAGAGACCGCATTGCAGATTTCAAAGAAATTGAAAGAGAATGTGCAAAATCAAATAATAAAGAAAAATGTGATAAGTTGATGGAAAAATGGAATCAAAAATATCAAATACCTATTACAGATTTTTTATTTGATTATTATGCAAGAGGAATGAAAAATAGAAAAGCTAGAAATAAGAGTAAAAGTAGAAAAGACAAAAAATCTAAAAAACATACTAAACCCCAAAGAAAGTTTCATAAAACCCAAAAATCCAGAAAATCCAAGAAATAACAATTTTAACGCATAAGTATTTAAAGATTCGCGTTAAAATAAAGATAATATGTCAAGTTTTGCATCCAATTCGTCACCAGATGGAGATGGGAACGTGTTAACAATCAAGACAGTTCAAATTAGCCCTTTCCGCACATTGATGACGGCTCTAAAGGATATTTTATTAGAGACAAATATTACGTTTCAACCAGACGGTATCCGTATTATTAATATGGACAAGTCACATACTATTTTAGTTCATTTGTTATTACCTGCGCAGAATTTTGAGTTCTATGAGTGCAAAAAGGAGAAGATTATTATTGGAGTCAATGTTTTTCATTTGTTCAAGTTGATCAATACTATTGATAATGATGATACATTAACGATTTATATTGAAAACGGCGATTATGTGGACGGAATTGTATCCCATTTGGCGCTTAAGTTTGAGAATGGTGAGATCAAACAATGTAAGACACAAAAACTGCGACTTATTGAACCTGAACCAGAAGAGCTTGAATATCCTGATGTGAAATTTTCATCAGTAATTAATTTGCCTTCCACTGATTTCCAAAAGATTATTCGTGATTTATCTTGTATTTCGGAGAAATTGGAGATAAAATCTGTAGGAAATGAGTTGATTTTCAGATGTTCTGGACAATTTGCCTCTGCAGAAATCCATCGCGCTGAATCAGATGGTTCAATGGGTTATATTTTGAAACAAGATGCGTCCAAGATTATACAAGGAGAGTTCTCATTGAAGAATTTAAGCTATTTTATCAAATGTACAAACTTGTGTTCTCAAATAGAATTATATTTAGAGAATGATTTGCCTTTAGTGGTAAAATATAATGTCGCAAGTTTAGGCACGATTATGCTATGTTTAAGTGCATTGCCATCAGTATAATAGCACGATACTATGATGTTGTTCTCTAGTAAAATGAGAAAAATAATATAAAAATCATATTATATAACTACAATATGATGTTTAACAAAATCTTGGAAATAGTGGAAATAGTGGAAATAGTTGCTAAGAGAGAATAATCCAGTCATAAAACCAATTTTAATATTTTACACTTTCTTTGTTTTTATATAATTGTTTATTGCAAATATTTAAAAATAAGTTTTAAATAATGAATAATGGAAACAATTTCAAATGAAAAAAAGACACTGTCAAGAGATGAATTTATGACATTAAAAAATCAGGGGCTTAAAAGATCGCCTAGATGTAGTCTCATTATTGTGGACAATTTTTATAACAATCCTATGGACACTCGCAATTATATTTTAACACAAGAATTTGAAGTGCGTGGAAATTATCCTGGATTTAGAACAAAGTCTTACGCAAACGAAGAACTAAAAACTAGTATACAAAAGTATGTTATGCCATTTGCTGGAAAAATTGTAAATTTTCCTATTGATAAGGAATCATATAATGGAGCATTCCAATATACGACAAGCAGGGACCGCTCTTGGGTACACGTGGATGGGTTCAATAATTGGGCAGGTGTACTTTTTCTTACCCCGGATGCACCTCTTTCTGCTGGGACCGCATTTTACCAATTTTGTGATGGGACAATGAGTGAACAAGATCAAGAATACACACAATCAAAGTCGGAAACGGATAAATACAGTCAAGATATGACCAAATGGGAATTGGTGGATCGTGTTGGAAATGTTTTCAATAGGCTCATTTTATTCAACTCTAAGAACTATCATATGTCTATGGATTATTTTGGTGACAACAAATATAACGGACGGCTTTTCCAAGTCTTCTTCTTTTCAACCGAAATATAAAAATTTTATAAAAGGGTTTAAAGACATTGTTATAATGTATCATAGAATCCATAACAAATCCAATGTCAACAACATCTTTAAATACGGGTGCACCACATTTTAAATCTCTTATGAAACAACATAGACACGCTGATTATACATTGGCAAAAGTGTTGAACGAATTCATTGACAATGTTATTAAAAAAAGTGATAAGATTGTCATAAACACGCAAGTAGATGACGGCGGAAAAGTCTTGGAAATCAAGATTTCAGATAATTATATACGCGGGTTTGAGAATCTAGATTGTGAGGGAAACAAGAATCCCTTCAATATGGGACATATCAAAGTCGCGCACGATGATGACTCTGAAACATCGGAATTCGGAGTTGGAATGAAAGCGGGTGCTTTAACTGCTGCTAACAAACTGAATGTATATACTAAAATTATACAACCAGATGGATCTGTAGTATATGTTGAAGTTATTTGTGATTTTGTTAAGATGTCAAATGAACCAGATGTGAATGCCTCCTATAATCCGCGAATAAGACATATTAGTGAGGCAGATTATAAGGAATATCATCCTTTTGAACAAGGATCTACTTTGTTATTAACCAACATTCGTGATTGTATTTATTCAATGAAGAAACATGAATTATTGACAGCAGATATTGTAAAAGGAATAACAGACACTTATTCGCGATTTATTGAACGCGGAACAATTATTGAAGTAAATGGAATCCAAGTGACTGCTTATTATGATTTTTTTGAAGATCCTAAGTGCAAACCTTTTTCAACATATAAGGAATTATTTGTTTTAAGGAAGTCTGGGTTGAGTTTGTATTTTATTCGCCAAACTACTTCTGAAGGTAATATTAATTGGAAGGAGTACAGTAGAGAGAAGGAGAAATGGGTTGAGTTGAGAGTAATAGATGGATTAAACCATATTCATAACTTGAAAGGGAATGATTATGTAACTCCTTATGCATCTATTAATGACGATGGTGCAGTTATGGAAATTAATACCACGTTCGTGTTTTATTCCGATAAATTTCATGTTGAATCAGCCGAAGAATCTTCTCTTGAAGATGAAGATGACAATCTTGAGTCAAATCCATTGTTACCAGAAGATGCGGCATTTATTTATAAAGATGACCGAAATTATGGCAAGAAGTCACTTTTCAAGCATAACAATGGGTCAAATAACTACACCTTACACGAAATGGATTTTAAATCTAAGAGTCTTGGTAAAGATCTTGGGATTACTTTTAGTAAGGAAATCAATATGAGCGGGAATAATGACTTGATAAATGTTATTAAGGCTGCGTTGAAAGATAGTAGAATGGGGCTTACATCAGATACAAGCACTGGAGCTAATGCAAAATTATGTCAAGTTGCAATAGATCGTGGATTAATTGATCCGGTCAACTGTAACTTGAGAAAACTATCTAAAAAACATAGAGAGATTTTCGGAAGAGAAAAGAAGGAAAACCCAAAAACATCAAGTGAATGTCAAATTATTAATCAATCTCAACCAACTAAGTCTAAAATTGTTTTTGCAAAAGGAGGTTGCATAAAAAAGACGCCTAAACCACAAGAAGAAGATTTGGAAAATGATAACGATCAGAATTTTCTTTATTCAGATGAGTGTTATGAATCAGACTTTGTAAAAAAGATGAAGCTTGAATTTAATAAACCTGAAGATGAAAGAGAACAAAACCCAATACAACCCGCAAACCAAATTGTTTATTCGCTTGATAACAGGTCAGATGATAAACAAGTTGCTGAAATTATTGAAGATGAAAATTTTGAATTAGATGAAAGACAAACACAAAATGAAACAAAACAAATCAGTGAAAATATTTGTCATTATGAAAACAAGAGAAATCGTATACAAATTATTATAAACAAACTACAAAATATACTCAACGGTTTTGATTCTGATTTGTTGTCAGACCAGGAGATTTCTTCTATTGAAATTATTTTTACAGTATAAAAAGTGAAACAAAAATTATAATTATTTTACCCAGTTTAATATTTAAAATAATAGTTATTCAATACTATAAATGGATTTTAATAAATTCAATGAAGAACTAGATAGATTGTATTCTACTCCTATAAATGATGGTACAGTTGTGCAAATTCCACAACAAATGGAAAAACTTAAAGAAATTATTGATGCAGTGAATCCTAAAAATATATTAGAAATTGGTTTTGGAATTGGTAAAAGTAGTTTATTTTTTCTTTGTAATAGTAATGCAAATGTATTTTCATTTGATACTTTCAACGAAGACTATCATAAAATCGGTAAAAAATACATTGAAAGTATATTTTCAAATAGACACATATTAGTTAAAGGCGATACTTTGAATAAATTAGATGAATTTATTAATTCTAACAATATTAAGTTTGATATTATTTTCATTGATGGTGGAAGAGATGATATCCCATATTCTGATTTATCAAAATGTGCATTATTAGCAGATTCAAATACAATAGTAGTTTTGAATAATGTTATTAGAAAAAGGGAGAACTACGCTTTCTGGAACCAAGGGTTCAATAGTGCTTGGGATGTAATGCTAGAGAAAAAATTCATTACTGAAATTCAACAAATTGACTACTTTTGGGGTCGCGGTATGGCAACAGGATTTTATAATTTTGATGATAATGATAAACCATTATGTAGTTATTCAGAGTACAAAAATATGACTAAAGATGAGCTTTATAATACAGTTTGCAATGCCTTTTCACATAATAATGGATTAGGTAAAACCTTTGAAATAACTAGTAAGTTGTATTTATCTTATTTTGGTAAATTAGACGAAAATGAAACAAGAAAAATAAAATTTTATGATGCTGTTGCAAAGAAAAATTCAGACAGAAATTATTCTATTCAGATATTGGAAGATTTATTGAGTCAGGAGACAAATTTAGAACAAGATTTTAAAGTAAAAATAGAAGAACAGTTGAAAGAATTGTATCCTAGATCTCCTGTTGATTCTATACCAAACATCATTCACCTATTGTATTTCGGTGAAACGGATTTTCAACCTTATCATTATAAATGCATTACTTCTATGATCAATGCAATGCCAAATCATAAAATAGTGATTTATAACAAAGTGGAACCAGTTGGAAATGGTCATTGGGATCATTTGAAGACCTTTTCTTGTGTAAATATTGAGAAAATAGAACCACCGTCTACATTTGACGGTTTTGATTTGAAGCATTTTCAATACAAAGCTGATGTTGTACGAATTGAGAAGCTTTATGAATACGGTGGCATTTATTTAGATATTGATATGCTTATTTTCAAGAATTTTGAAGCAATCTTTGATTCAGGTCACGATTTTTATATTTCCAAAGAAAATGCAGATGGCTCAGGATTAATCAATGCCTTTATTGCGTCTAAACCAAAGAACGAATTCTTGAAAATTTGGTTAGATAGTTTCAAGACCGGATTGCGTATGAATGTGTGGGCTTATCATATTCGCGACTCTAATGCCATCCTTCTAAAAGAAAATCCTCACTATTATTTAAAATATAATATTTGTGTGTTAAATGCAGAAGAGTTTTTCTCCATTCCTTGGTCAAATACAGAATCATTTGCGACGTTGAGCGACTCAACCCCAAGAGGAAATAGTGTTTATGGACAACATCTTTTTGAGACCATATTGCATCATAATATTATGGGAAATCCGTTTTTAAATGTTGCGGTCCCTGACACAAAAAATTTTGAGAACATGGTATTGGAAATTAGTGAAAAAGAACCCACACCAACACCAAATATGCAGGGCAATGTTAACGAGTGTGTTGATGAAGTGGTTGTACTGTCTTTAAAAGAAAGACCAGAGAAGACCAAGGTTATTGTAGATCATTTGACTGCATTTGGTATTAAACACACAGTAATTTTGAATAAACTACATTGGGTTCCTTGTATCGGTTGTTTTGAGGCGCATATTGGCGCAATAAAATATGCGAAAGAGAGGGGACTCAAAAATGTAATGATATTGGAAGATGATGCTGAAATTAAAAATGTAGATATTCTGAATAATCTAAGTCAACAGTTTCCTGACCATTGGCATATGCTTTATTTAGGCGGCATTTTAACAAATTATATTTTTAGATTGGATAATTGGGTCCGTGGCACCATTTGGTGTAATCACGCATATATTGTAAATAGTAATATGTTTGATGTTATTTTACAAAAATTTGATAACTGTAATCTTGGGGAATATGCAAAGAATAAAGAAACAATAGATCACTTTTATACCAGACATATTAATGAAGAATATAATTGCTTCTTGCATATTGATCAGCCAGTTATTCAGAGAGAAGGATATAGCGATTTATCTGAGAAAGTGAAATGGAGTAATTTCAATTGGGACACCTTTTCGTTGAAAAACCTTTCTGATTTGTAAGAATAATATATATTTTGTTTTGATATATTAGTAATAAAATGCCGAGTGCTGACCAAAGAACTTCTGATTTCCCCGCTGGATACACAGAATACACAGAAGAAGAAAAAAGAAAACGAGAAGAACACACATTAAGAGAACAAAAAAAAAGACAGATAGAATATGAGGAATGGCGCAGAAATTTATGGGAAGACCCAAATCAAGCAAGAGAGTATTATATAAAATTGTACAAAGAAGAATGGAAGAAAAGTAGTGAAAGTTTATTACACAGACTTATACAACTAAATAATTTACATCCAGATGTATTTTCTCCTAAGGATATAGATGATTTCAAAGACCAAATTAGCAATTCTACGAGAAATATTGATAAATATTTATCTCTAGAGGAATGTATCAAGAGAGAGAAGCCTTATTTAGAAAAAGGCTTGATACCAGAAAACGTTTATGATATATCTGGATATATAGCTGGGTTGGATTATTTTTTTAGAGAAAAAAAAAAGAGACTGAATCAACCAAAGGAAAAAAGCGTATCTAAATTCAACGGTGTTTTGGAAAGTGAACTTGAAAAACGGGGTAATAGCGCTTTCACGTCCGCTTTAACCTCGGGTATGAATTATTTTAAAAAGTTTCAAAATGGTTTTTCTTCTTCAACCCCAACTAGTCAACCACCATCATCACTTGCAACTAGTCTAAATGGCGAAATAAACTTTGTAACCTTTCTGGGCGTAGTTCTCTCCAAACTAGCGTATTATCCATATTATAAAGTTAATCCCTTGTTTTACCAGCTTACTCAGGTAGAATGTGTTGGAGCAGGTCAGACAATGGCAGATTATATTAGACAATTAAATCAACGTTGTTCTATTGGAGTTATTGATGGTAATGTTAGCGATGATCGCAATGAACAAATTGATTTCCCTAGTATGACAGCAGAAATAAATGGATTATTTTCGGAAGCCAAATCACCTGAGTATGATCCTTCTAGTCTAATAATGCCTCAACAAAATCCAGAAAATCTACCAGTTTTGAAAACCATTGTGATTGAAACATCCAATTATGGCAACATTACAATAATCGCAAATAGATTTACACCAAATTTGATCTTTGTTTTATTTACAGGAACTTCAAATAGAAAATCAACGAATGTTTATATGAATACTGATAGTGGCCTACCGAGTCAAATGTGTTATTCTAGTCAAGAAAAGTTCTTGAAAGGAATGATAACAGTAGTGGCTGAAGTAATCCATACTATTATTGAAGCAATCCATTATTTGGTAACTGATTTTTTGGGTGGCAGAGAAAATGTGACCATTTTTACAACAGGACATAGTTTGGGAGGTGCGTTGGCCACTGTTTTTGCCTTTTTATGGCAAGATGCCAAAAGTAGAAGTGAATATTATCAACAAGGAAATTATAATTTAATAAACCAAAAAATGATATGCATTAGTGTTGGTGCGCCAAGATGTATGGATCAATATGCTGCATCCAAATTTTGTGATTACGTAGCGGTCAAATTGATTTATTATATTAGACTTGTCACAGATGGAGATATTATTACAGGGATGCCTTATAAATCTCAATATTATGTACATCCTTGTTCTGGATCAAGTGATCGTCGTCTTGTTGTTAGAAAATGTAAAAGAGAAGCGCCTCATTTATGTACGAGTCAAGATGAGACAATAATTGATAAACTTACTACAGCAGTTAGCTCTGGAGCAGGACTACTTTCTGAAATGATATCAGGTTTAAGAAATTATCTAACTAATGGCGAAATCATGCAATTAGCACAAACATTTTTTGCATACGTTGCGAGACCACATTTAAATTATTTGGGGATTGTTATTTCTGACGGAAGAAAATCTTTCGCTAAATTTATTGAAAATGCACAAGCAATTTCTAAACAAGGACAAGGTCAGCTTATGGAAAAAATATCTAATACTGTTTTAGATGTTGAACCAAGAGAATCTGCAACACCAGAATCTGCAATAACACAAGAATCTGCACCTGTATCCGAAGGTACATTAAATGCTCCTTTACAGCCTAATGGCATTCTTTGTAGAATTATTGTATGTCCAACTCTGGATAATACTAATATATCTGCTGCATTTTTTTATTTAGATTTAGTGACACCACAACAAGGACAGGGTAATATTAAAGAAGACTTATTAATGACAACTCAAGTGTTTTCTACTATACTTGGAGGATTGCAAGATACTGAATTCAGAATTCCATTAAAAGATGAATTTGGTTTTGAACCAAGACAACGTCTTGTTGACTTACAACAAATAATTGATCAAACTAGACATTGTCCTTATATTGGATGTGATATTGCACCAAACGGTCAACCGCCTTCAAGATTTGAACAAGCTTCCGGATTAGGTAGTAGAGGATCTGCATATGCTTATGGATTAGCTAATACAGGATTGAGTAGTGCTGCTAAAGGGATCGGTTTTCTTAGGAAACAAATTCCATCTTATTTACAAGGACAACAACCTATACAACAACCTATACAACAACCTATACAACAACCTATACAACAACCTATACAACAACCTATACAACAACCTATAGAAGATCAACCGCAAATTCCAGAACAAAAAAGTAACACATATTTTGGAATTCCAGTTCCAGGTTTTGTTGCTTCAAGAACAAAAGGTTGGGGTTTTGGTTGGGGTGGTAATTTAAAAAGAAGAAAACAAACCAAAAAGCTTAAAAATAAAAAGAAAAATGGTAAGAACTTGAAAAAGGCAAAGAAAACAAAACGCCATAGAAAAAATAAGAAAACTGTGAGGCACAATAAAAGAAGAATGCATAAGAAAACCAGGAAATAATATTTGAAATAATAAATTCATTTGTTCAAATATTATTTATATTTGTATGACTTCTCTCTTAGAGTCCAAAATCTTTTGTAAATTTGGAAAGAAAGCCAGTTCTTCCAAGATCTTGGTCTTCATTTTTCTTACAATATGAATACGCTGTGACCACCAATCTTCACTAATGGCTTGTTGAATAATCTTCAAAGATCCTTCTTTATCATTTAAATCCAGACGAACAAATGCCTCTGCATCAATACTTTGCTCCAAGTTCGGGCACCCCCAATAAAAGCACAAGGTCTCACATAAAATGGCATCCCATATTTTCTCCGTTGCATATCCAGGTTCTGCATTGTTTTCACAAGCTAAATGGTACTTGTATTGATGCATTCCATTATATTTATTATCGTGTTCTAATGGTCCCTTATAACAGGCAAAATGATGATAATTGAACTTACCATAGACATCTATTATGCATCGCGTCTGCTCTTCTTTTTCTTGTTCGGAAATATAACCAATAAACTGGTTTCTTAGCATTTGCCCCTCATCATAATTCTTACTACTACATATTGCGGATATTTTATCCATTTTTGTTGTTTTAATTGGTTTTTGTATTTCTACCAGTGGTTGGTCCAAGTGCCATTCAACATTATTCAAATATTTTTTGTGAGCATTTACGTGAAGGAATTTTGCTGGATCTGGACTAGCCCACTCACCCCACGTTTTGACACCCCAAGGTTTGGCATCGTTATAAACCCATGGTTCCATTTGGAAGACAATTGTTTTCTCAGGATCATAATATTCGCCTACTCCATAAAGCGGACGATTGATAAGAACATAATAATCAATGTCTTCTTCTTCCCAAGTGATTTGTAGATTATCCCAGCAATAATTCTCTGGATCCTTACACATTTTCTTGTAGTTCTCACACAACTGTTCAGAACTACACCAATCACACATCATTTTGACTCTGATTTTACCTTCTCTCTTTGGCTGTTTTCTAGAGATATCATTATTGGAGGCTAGTAACTTCTGGCTATTTTTTATAAATTCTTCATAAGCATCTTTTTTTATATAAATTCCGTCATTTACTCCAAAGTAAGGTGACGTTGTTAATTTAGTGATTTTATTCTTCAAGAAACCTAATGTATTGAATGCTATACAACTAGAATCATTAATACAAAATTCTATACATTCATCCCTTGATTTACGCCCATAAATATCATTATTGATCTGATCTTTACCCTTTACAAATACAAAATCGTTTTCAAGATTTAGTTTTTTATTGGAAAAACTTATATTATTATACATAGTTTCAGGATATTGGTTATTATAATGACCATAACCTTCTAACCCACTTTGAAATAATGAAATATATTTTGGATTACCACTAAATATATGGGTTTCCTCATTTTCTATAATATCATTTAGTTTTTTATAGTAACAAAAATTTGTCCACCAAAAGTTACCACTAAAATGCTTAGGAGTATTTACATAATTGATTCCTATAGCGTCATAGTTATTCAATTCTTCAATGCATTTTTGATAATTATCAATCAAGAAGAACTCCATTAATTTTCTCCAGTCTTCTACATTTTTATAATATGGTTCGTTGCATCTTGTAACGCCTTTTGAATGAATATATAAAAATCTGTCATTATATTCAATATATTTTTTGATGTTTGAAAGCGTTATTATTTCGTTTCCAGATTTTTCAACCAAAAGGACCTTGATTTTTTCCCCGTATTTTTCTATGTATTCAACATTAGTTTCATATTCTACATTTGAAGTAGGATCTACCAAAAAACAATAAATATTTTTAACTTTATCATATAATCCAGACGTTTTTATTCTAGTTAATTGAGATTCTACTATTTCCTTCCAATTATTAATGCAACTAATATGATAAAATATTTTAAGATTTCCACAATATTTTTGGCTAGATAAGTCAAGTGCATCAAAACTATTTTGAATATCACTATCTATTTTTTTACCATTTTCATTCCAGTCAGAGAAAGCCAAATGAGGTCTTGATTCAAAAGCCATTAAAGAATTATTGATCTTCATAACATAATCAATCCCGTGTTTGATGTTATTCTTTTCAATATAATCTATCATTGCTTTTGCGCCAGCTTTGTTGACAGAATAGCAAAATGTGCCGCCAATGTAGAGATTCCTATCAAGAGGGTGCAAACTAGTTTGATCTGATACTTCTTCATAATTGTATAGATTTACCAGATTCTTTCTCTCTTTATCAAACATATGATAACCAAAAAAGATGACATCACTATTAATACATTTATTTTCCATAAATCTTAGTTTCTCTTTAAAATCTGTGCATAACTCAGCATCATCTTCTAAAATAACATAATAATCATTATCTTCATCGTTGATCAAATGTTTCCATAACATCAAATGTGTAAGTGCACAACCAATAAACCCACATCTACTACCGAAATCATTGCCTTTAAAGAGTTTTTTCAAATCTTCACTCGGTTCTAATGTTGACCCATCTACTGCTTCAACAAACTCATAGTCATCTTCTTCAAAATCTTGATTACTAAGAATTTCTGTCATTGTTGCTTTTCGGTCTTCTCTCTTCAACAAATTTACTACCTTGATATTTGTCTTGAGAGAAGGTACTGGCATATAATTTTTCATTTCAGCCACTTTAAATGGCAAACCAGCTTCCTTTCTAACATTAATCTCACCACTATAAAACTGGGACTCGTCGTTCAGATAATATGCATTGATCTGACTATTATCTCCGCGTTCTGATGTCAACCGGCCAATATGTCTGCAAGTAATCCTATTAAAGAACCCGCTTTTGAAACCAGCTTTTGCCCATTTATCCGCATAATCCATCTCAAAAAATTGATTCTCTGAATCAAAATCTCCTAGGGACAAAATTGTACTAACATCTATAAGTGACGGTCTGAAACTATAATGTGGCCAATAATGATTATTCACATAGTGATAAGTCCCTTCTTTATGCACGTGTACTGAATATTTCGGATCACCAGAAATTTGTTCATCCCCTTTGACATTATAAGAATCAATTGTTTCGCAATAATTAACATTGAATAAGAGCTGTTTAACATTATATGGCTCCAGAATTTTTAGACCCTTGATAGCATTTTCAACATAGGGCATCTTATCATGAAACAAGAAATCGTCTTCCATATGAATCCAATATTTGGGTTTGAGCTCATCTAACTTTTTCCAAATAATATTCATACTTTCTCTGTGACCTTTTTTCTCAGGGGTCTTGAAATAATAATCTATCCAGGAATATGATTTCACCATTTCTAAACGATCTTCAGAACTTGAATTATCGTCCACGCAAAACCAGTAATCCACTTTATTATAGTCAGTCCATTGATTCAAAATAGAGTTAACCGTTTTTCTGAACAAATCTACTCTCTTACACGTTGTGAAAGAGAGAAATATTGTTGGTTTTTCAGAATTTGGCGGAATGGAATTGATAATAGTCGGTTCTGGATATTGGATAAAATGATGCATATTTTTTTCAAATAAAATTTGCCATATTTTGAAGAAACCATCATCATTTGAAAGATTTGATTTTTTGATATCAGCTAATAAATCCTGAACCTTATAAAAGAGTTGTAAAGTATCTAGATCTTTTTTCAATTGCTCTAAATAAAATCCCATATTTGCAAATGCCGATCTCACAATATTCAAATTTAATAAACGGTTAATTATAATGCGTTTACACGATTCATATCCACTTTCGTGGTCGTTTACATAATATGCGCAAATGCAATTTTGGTATTCTAAGTTGTCATTGTATTTATCCTTATGCAAAAAGAGCTTGTCTGAAAAATCCTTCTTATAATTACGGTATTTATGATATATTGTGTTGACCAATAGGTTACAACCTTGGTTTCTGTATTCTTCAGTCGCGCTTACTACTCCTTCTATTCTCTCTTGGTCATATTCAATCGTTTTCAACCAATAATATAAGGCATTTTCATAATCACTCTTGGATTTATAAAGATCACCTAGGGTTAGACACGAAATATATTTCTCTTGTGCCCAGTTGTTAAGCGTAAGTACTTTCTTATACCATTCAATTGCTTTATCCACATATTTTTGGCCAGCATCTTTGTAACTTTGCGCACAATAAAAGGCATATCTATGTGCCAGACCTATTTCACCATTTGGATCATCCAGTTCGGTTTGGAACGCCTTCTCTAAGATCTGAGCATCATCATAATATTTATTTGGGTTTTCGTTTCTGGAACTGGAACGTCCTGATTCAAAATAGTAATTGCCTTCAATAGTTGAACTGGTTTGACCCTTATCCACTTCTGAAATAACCTCGTGTAAGACACCCACGTATCTCCATTTTTTGCGGTTATTCACAATAGAACGTCGCAAATATTTGAAATTCTCGCTCCCGAAATACACGTTATATGAGTCGTATTTTCCAAAGTCAGGTGGGAACTGGAAATCACCAATAATCTCGTCGTCTGCGTCAAATATGAAAAGGTAATCGGTTTTTTGAAATGCTTCATTGATTGCCTGAGTGCGATTATATCCGAAATTTTGCCAAGGATCTTCAAAGAGCTCTCCTGGGATACCTAGTTCTTGGAAAAAATCCTTGATAATCTGGATTGTATTATCAGTAGACCCAGTGTCGGAAATAACCCAATAATCAAATCTGACTTTTTTACATAGTTTTTCTAGTTTGTCTTTGATGATCTTGGATTCGTTCTTTACAATCATATTAAGACAAACAGTAGGTGTTGGGTTTTTGGACATTATGTTTGTTTCTGTTTCTGTTTCGTCTATTTCTTCTATTGTAAGTCTTGGCATATTATTGGTATATTTTGATTTACTTTTAATTAGTAATTGAAAATAATATATTTTATTATAGTGTTATTTTAGTTCGAATATGGCAACTCCTGGAGGTTTTTTAAATTTTTATTCAGAAAGAAGTGAAACAGGATTCGTAAATGGCATTGTTCAATTCATACAAGGTTTAAATGCAACTACTGAACAGATTTTAGAAAACGAAGATAGCCTTGCGAATTTTTTGTGTGACTTTTATTTAAACTCTCCTGAATTTCTTCAAAGCCATTTTGGAGGCCCTAGAGGAGAGTTAAGCTTTTCAGGAGAATATGATTTTTTACCCAAGTTAGATTCTTATATTAGAGAACAAGGGGCAGAGAGAAAATTGCCTATTTGGTTTAGAAACTTGCAGATTGGTCCAGATACAGAAGAAAAAAAACTTGAAATTGAACGATTTGTATTTTTACCATTTTTTTTAACAAAAAAAAGTGACCACGAACTTACTCATGTAGAACAAAACTTTGTTTATTTTGTATTTTTCAATAACGGTTTCAGAAGATTTATTAATCCAAATAATGTAGAAGGTTTGACATTAGATTTTGAAAAATTAAAAAAATTTTTTATATTTTTGAAATTAAAA